AAAGATCAAGTGAGAGTTTCAGAAAAGTGTTATCCAGCCGGTGATGTATTTGGTATTGACGTGTACGAAGTAACTCATATAAATACGAATAAGAACATTTACGTAGTAGTAAGCGAGCTAAACAAATGAAAAAAGGTCTTTGGGCAAATATTCATGCTAAGCGTAAGCGTGGTGAACGTATGCGCCGTAAAGGCGAAAAGGGTGCACCAACTCCTGATGCCATTCGCTCGGCACAAAGGAACGAAGATGCACCTACAATGAATATAAGTACAATTCCTGATCCTAAAGCAACTGCTATGGGACCTAGACTAAAAACTTATAATGTTACAGATCGTCGCAGAAGAAAAGATAAAGTGCCGGTATTATTAAAAAGATTTAGGAAGTATCACGAGGATTTAAGTAATGAGCAGAAGTAAAGATATTGCCGAGATTCTCGGTTTAACAGAAGCCGAAAATACAACTAATGCTTCATTAGGAGATGGCTCTGGTGGAGGTAGCGTAACCACGTACGCAACTCCTGCAAACTTACCTACATCTGGAAACACATCGGGCGATCAAGCATTTGTTACAAGCAATAATAGGTTATATATTTGGAATGGAAGTGGCTGGTACAATATTGCTCTTGTTAACACAAATCCATCGTTTAGTAGTTCACCAGATGGCACATATGAATTAGCTACCGACGGTTCTACTACAACAATTACATTAGTAGCTACTGATCCCGAAGGTGTACCTATTACGTATACTACTACAGCAGATGCTGGTTTTGATGGTCTTGCTACAGTATCAAATGATTCTTCTGTGTTTACAATTACTCCTAAATCTGCAGAGGCAGCAACTACTACATCTGGTAATCTAACGTTTAAAGCGTCTGACGGTGTTAATATAGCATCTGCAATTTCTGAATTTACTTTAGTATTTACTGTAGTAAATTCAAATTTTACTTCTTTACTGGCTAAAGCATCGGGTAATGCTGGTACAAATTCTACATTTACTGATGGCTCAACCAACAGTCTGACTATTACGGCAGTAGGAAACGCGCATTCAACGGCATTTACACCGTTTCATACTGGTGGTTACAGTACTTATTTTGATGGTAGCGGTGATTATTTAACAGTCGCACAAAGTAATGATTTTAATTTAAGTGGTGAATTCACTGTTGAAATGTGGGTTTATTTAGATCAAACATCATATGCAAGAACTATCCAAAGACTTGTAACATCAGCAAATACAGGATATACAGCAGAGCCATACATTTCTATAGGAAATGATACAGGTGGTGTTAATGCTGGATGCTTGTGTTTTTCTTCATCTGTTGGTGCTGGAAATCCTCAAGGCTATGCTACTACAGAAGGCACTGGTGCAACAGGAACTAATCTCTATTTTCCATTTAAACAATGGGTACATGTTGCATTAACAAGAGATAGTAGTAACGTATGTAGATTATTCCAAGATGGAAAGAAAGTTGCCACTGTAACCATTTCAGGAGGTTTTGACTTTAATGGCGCAGGAGATAACGGATTAAGTATTGCTAAGTCAGGTTGGGCTACTACTGAATATTTTGGACCTGGATATATTAGAGATTTTAGAATTGTAAAAGGAACTTCTGTATATACTGCTAATTTTACACCACCTACTGCAACATTAACAGCTGTTACTAACACGAAACTTTTAACATGCCATTTACCGTATATAGGTGACAAATCGACTAGTAATCATAGCGTTACACCATATGGAAATACATCAACAGAAAGATTTGGTCCTTACGATTATCTTGCGTATAATGCATCAACTCATGCATCGTCTGTATATTTAGATGGTACCGGAGATAAATTAACAATTCCAGCCGATACTCAATTGGCCGCAGATAATGGTGGCTTTACATTTGAAACGTGGATATATCCTACTGCATTCACCTCTTATGATATGATAGTGTCAATGGGTACGCAAAGTTCCACTTTTAACTATACCTTATTTGTTCATAATACTACTCAACACTTGATGTTTGAAGCTGGAACTGGTGATTGGAGTTCTACTACCTATACTAGTGGTGTTGATGATGGTATAGTTAAATTAAATCAGTGGCAGCATATTGCGGTTGTATACGATAGCAATCAATTGACAATTTACAGAAATGGAAAAGTTGCTATCTATCAAGCTTCTCCGCAGATCGCTACCGGTCACACGGGGACTTTTGCTTTAGGTGACTGGATGAATACCGGTAATTATCCGTTTACAGGTTACATTGCTAATGCCAGAATTGTCCAATCAGCCGTATATTCAAATAATACTGCATTTACACCACCCACTGAGCCGTTAACTGCAATTACAAATACGGGAATGCTGCTTACAGCATCTCCTAGCATTTATAATGCCAGCGGCAGTGAAGGTAAATTTGCTTTAACTGGTAATCTCCAATCATCTACTACTCAAACTAAAAACGCTTCTTCATCGATGCACTTTGATGGCACCGGTGACTATCTTACTGTTGGAACATCTTCTGGCTTTACATATGGTACTGGTGACTTTACAATCGAAGGATGGGTTTACGTAGATAATAATCCTGGAAATTACGCATACTTTTTAGGTCAAGGTGGTACTGTTAGTAGCACCGCGTCTATTGGAATGTATATACAAGGCGGTGTCTTTAAAGTATATAATAATGGCGTAGTTATTACAGGCACAACATCATATAGCTTAGATACTTGGTATCACGTTGCACTAGTACGCGGCCATGGCCAATTGACTTTATTCCTGAATGGATCGGTAGAAGGAACTGCTGCTAATACAAATAGTATTTCTTCTGGTTCAACAATTGGACTATCACTTGGCAGATGGGCTGAGCCTGGAGATAGTGGATACTTCAATGGATATCTAGAAGACTTTAGAGTTACAAAAGGATTTGCTAGATATCCGTTTATTCCTACGCAGGAGACATTAACAGCTGTTTCTAATACAGAATTATTGGCTGCTCATGCTTCAACACTTGTTGATGGATCAGGAAATAGTGCAACTTTAACTGCTGCTGGGAACGCTGCGGTATCAACATTCGGTCCTTATTCTGGTATGAATTCAATATATTTTGATGGATCTGGTGACTATGTTACGTCTAGTAGATCGTCTTCTGATATGGGTATTGGCACTGGAGATTTCACAATCGAGTGTTGGTTTTATGATGATGGATCCGCCAGTGATAGAGGCATATGGGAATCTAGAGCTACCAGTTCTAGTACTGGTATGACTTTAACAAGAGTTGATTCTAATACTATTAGAGTTTGGACAACATCACAGCAACTAGCAACAGCCGATGTTACACTTGCTAATACATGGAATCATTTAGCGGTTGTGAGAAATAGCGGTACTCTTGAATTATTCTTAAACGGGCAATCTCAAGGCACGGTGTCCAATTCTACTACCTTTGCAGATACTGCAGACTTTGTAATCGGTGGTGGTAGATATGCTGGCGGCGGAGTTGATAGAACTATTAAAGGATACATTTCTAATTTTAGAATTGTAAAAAGTGCACTATATGCTAATTCATTTACACCGCCCACTGATGAGCTAGAAGGTTAAAAAGTAATGAGAGGATTTAACAAATGACAAGAAACAGAGACATTGCTCAGATTCTAGGTTTAACAGAAGCTGAAAATACTACTAATGCTTCACTAGGCGACGGATCTGGTGGCGGCGGTTCAGGTGTTACTGCTTATGGTTATGATTCCTCTGGCGGATTACTTTTAGCAAATACTACTGATCATGCTGATGGATCATTACATTGGCTAGGTGCGCTCAATGAACTTTATGTTTGGGATAGTGACGTATCTAAATATTATTTACTTGAAAATACAAAAGCAACCGCTTTAGGTGAAGTGTTATTTACAATGGGTGCCAGTACATATGCTTATGTGAGTGGAAATGGTCTATACTACAACGACACTAACAGTAAACGAACCGAGAGGTATTCCCTTGCTTCAAGCTCTAATGCAGCTTATTCAGGAAATCTTCTCGCGAAACGATCACACGCTTCAGGATTATCTTCTACAACTGCTGCATATCTAGTTGGCGGTTACAGGCAACCAACATCATACGACACTGTTGAAAAATTTCCATTTGCGACTGGAGGTAATACTACTGGTGTTACAGACATGTCTGCGACTCAGGCCGGTTTTAAATCATCATCACTACATTCAAATGCAGCTGGTTATGTGGCTGGTTACTCGAACCCAGATAATGCAAGTATATATAAATTTACTTATGCGTCTGAGACAGACTCTCTAGAGACACAGACTTTAAGTGGTCCACTTGCAAGAGCAACAGGCTCATCTTCTGCTGATGCTGGCTATGTCATGGGCGGTGTGCCAACCCCCACTGGTGGTACAAACATTGCAAAGTTTTTATTTTCCTCTGGTGCGGTGTCTACATCAGGACAACTGTTATCAACTATTTATGATGGCAGTGGAACTGCATCTTCAACGCATGCATATCACGCCGGCGGCGCTCCTGGCGACACAAATGTAATACAAAAGTTTCCATTCTCATCAGATGGTAATACAACTGATGTAGGTGATCTAACAACTGGTCGTGCTCCGAAGAATTCCGCAGGAGCACAATCAGCTACACATGGTTATACTTCAGGTGGATACGTATATCCGGGCTCAGCTGGCGGCATAATCGATAGATTTCCATTCTCATCAGATGGTAATGCATCAGATGTAGGTGATCTCACCCGCGGCTATTATGGCCATGCAAACACCTTTAATTAATAGTTATAAGGATATATAAATTATGTTAGCATTATTAGGATCATTATTAGGATTTGCTGGTTCGGCAGTTCCTGCAATTACAGATCATTTTGCATCGAAAGAAGATCGCAAACATGAACTTGACAAAATGCGAATGCACGCTGAGCTTCGTAAAGAAGGATATGACTTTGATCTAAAGATTCATGACGCAATGGGTGCCGATACAGAGCATCAAAGGTTAATCGATCATGATATTTCAATTAACAAAGGAACTGGGTTTATCTCTGGTTTACAAAAGTCAGTTAGACCCGTTATCACTTATGCATTCTTTGGATTATTTGCTACTATTGAAATTACCCTTTTAATGGATGCTATAGATAAAGGTACAGAGTTTAATGAAGCAATTCAGTTACTCTGGGATGACGACACAAAGGCGATATTCGCCGCAATTATATCATTCTGGTTTGGATCCAGAGCAATTGATAAGGCAAGAAGAAAATGAGAGAAATGATTTTAGACGCTTTAGTAAAGAATGCTGAAGGTTGCATTGCTTTACATAAAGCAAATATTGAAGTATATTTAAATTCATCAACAGGAATCGGTGAGCATAGTGATGTCCTTGAGGCGATTCAAAGCGAACTAGATAAAATTGCAGAACATCAAGATAGATTAGATGTTCTCTATACACATTTTAAAGAGGTATAATAATGGCACTTACACCTAAAGGTAAGAGAGTTAAAGAACTAGTTCTCACCAATTTAGCAGTTTATGCTGATGCAAAATTTAAAGCAGCAAAACTACAATTAGAAAATGAATTTAATAATCATGCAACTGAGCAGAGTGACAAGAACATTAAAATCGGCTCATCTAATGAAATTAGAGAAAAATATGATCCAAGAATTTCAGAACTTTTAACTTGGAAAAGATATAAAGAAATTCTAGAAGACCTCTCATAGTAAAAAATATTTTACTACTATATGTCATTTAACTGTTTACAAAACTCGCGTTTTGATATATAATAGTATCATAATCAAAAATTTCTATTTTACACAGAGGTATTCGGATGGCATCAACATATGTTGACACAAGAAAGTTTTTGTCCGAGACCAAGTTCTATGAAGGCTATTCTCGATACGTCGAGAATGAAGGTCGTTATGAGACTTGGAATGAAGCAGTCGACCGTGTTATCGACATGCATAGCAAAAACTATAATCAAAAAAGCAATGAACTAGCTTCATATTTAGAAGAAGCTAGACAAGCATATTCAGAACAACGTGTACTTGGTGCACAGCGCGCGTTACAATTTGGTGGTGATCAATTAATGAAACACCAAATGCGCATGTATAATTGTACGTCATCGTATGCAGATCGCGCAGAATTTTTTGGCGAGATCTTTTATATTCTATTATGTGGTGCAGGTGCAGGATTCTCTGTACAAAAGCATCACATTAAAAAATTACCGAAACTTACGGCTCGCACAAAGCAAGCAAAGGGATATGTTGTAGAAGATTCTATTGAAGGCTGGGCTTCAGCTCTTGATGTTCTTATGTCATCCTATTTCGTTGGTGGAGGAAAGTTTTCTGACTATGAAGGTCGTCGCGTATTCTTCGATCTAAGTCAAATTAGACCTAAAGGTGCTAAAATCTCTGGTGGTTTTAAAGCACCTGGTCCAGAGGGCCTTCGTCGCTCTTTGGATAAAATCGAACATTTACTTCAAGGTATTGTACTGGATTCTAAAGACCCGGTATCGATAAGACCGATCGATGTATATGATATTGCTATGCATGCAGCAGATGCTGTATTGTCTGGCGGTGTACGTCGTTCAGCTACTATCTGTTTATTTTCTCCTGATGATGAAGAAATGATGACAGCTAAAACTGGTAATTGGTTTGTCGATAATCCACAAAGAGGTCGATCCAATAACTCCGCAGTTATCGTTAGAGATAAGACTTCACCTGAACAGTTTGGCAAGATCATGGAATCTGTAAAACAGTTTGGTGAGCCAGGATTTGTCTTCGTTGAATCAACTGAACATACTACCAACCCATGTGTTGAAATCGGTATGTTCCCTCAGATTGGTAAAAAGTCTGGTTGGCAAGGTTGTAATCTTACAGAGATTAACGGAGGCATGTGCAATACCAAGGAAGACTTCTTTAAGGCATGCCGAGCAGCGTCTATCCTTGGTACCCTACAAGCTGGGTACACAGACTTCAAGTTTTTGTCAGACACATCAAAGAAAATCTTTGATCGTGAAGCACTTCTTGGAGTATCTATTACCGGATGGATGAATAATCCAGGTATTCTTTTTGATGCTAAAATCCTAGAAAAAGGAGCACAGATCGTTAAAGACACTAATAAACAAGTTGCAGAAATTATTGGTATTAATCCTGCAGCTCGTACGACTTGTGTAAAGCCAAGCGGTAATGCTTCAGTATTACTTCAAACTGCATCAGGAATACATGCAGAGCATTCAGAAATGTATATTCGAAATGTGCAGCTCAATAAAGAGTCAGAAATAACACAAGCTATCATTAAGTCTAATCCATATATGGTTGAAGAATCTGTATGGTCGTCTAATGGTACTGATGTTGTAGTATCATTTCCAATTCTTCCTAATAAAGAATCGATTATCAAAGACGATTTAATAGGAGTTAAACATCTAGAGCTTGTAAAGAAAGCACAAAAACACTGGGTAGATGCAGGCACAAATGAAGATCTATGTGCTGACAAAGGCGTAAGACATAACGTTTCAAACACCATTCTTGTTGATGATTGGGATGAAGTAGAAAAGTATGTTTTTGAGAATAGACATTCATTTGCTGGTATCTCATTCCTATCAATGATGGGCGATAAAGACTTTAATCAAGCTCCTAACACCGCAGTAATTACGTCGAAAGAAATGGTAAAGAAATATAATGATGCTGCCATTTTTGCATCAGGCTTGGTTGTTGATGCTCTTAAAGTATTCCCAAATCTTTGGGATGCCTGTTCAACGGCACAAGGATTTGGATTAGATATTAGTTTGGAGTCTTCGGAAAATGCTGCAAGGCAGGATTGGGTACGTCGATTTAATAACTTCTCAGAAAATTATCTTAAGGGTGATGTTAAAAAAGCTGAATATTGTCTTAAAGACTCATATCTTCTTCATAAGTGGAATAAAATTCAAACTAATATGAAGCAAGTTAATTGGATAGAAGATCTTACGGAAAAGAAATATACAGACGTTGATACACTGGGTGCAGCTGCTTGTGCAGGTGGTGCTTGTGAAATCGATTTCTAAAATTGCTTCTCCTTGTATAAGTGTGTGTAAACTTGAGAACGGTCACTGCGTCGGTTGTGGCCGTTCTCAGGATGAAATAAGAGAATGGTTTTATGTAAATGATCAAAGAAAAAAAGAGATAAGGGATCAAAGTGCAAAACGAATTCCGAGTAGAATGCGAAGAGTGCGACGCAGTCACGATTGTACTGGTTGAAGATGGTGAAGAACCAAAATATTGCTCAGTATGTGGAAGTCAAGCTAATATAGAAGATATATCCGAATTAGACTAATATACATATTATATGTGGCACTATAAAAATGAACAATTTGATACAACACCAGATGAATACCAAGGGTTTGTCTACCTCATTACAGAGCTCGACACCAACAAAAAGTATATTGGAAAAAAGAATTTTTGGAAACCAAAAATCTTACCGATCACTAAGAAGCGTAAGAGAAGAGTACGTACGCGTACAGAATCTGACTGGAGAACATATTGCGGTTCCTCCGAAAAGGTCATGGTTTTGGTTGAATCAAAAGGCTTAGATGCCTTTAAAAGAGAAATCCTATATCTTTGTAAAACAAAGGGAGAAATGTCATACTATGAAGCTAAGCTTCAATTTCAGTATGATGTTCTTCTTTCTGATGAATATTACAACGAGTTTATTGGATGCAAAATACATTCCCGTCACATAAAAAAGTAGTGTACATTTGCTTAAAAATAGTATATAATATATCTACAATTAAAAAGGATCTACATTATGATTATTGTTGACTACAGCGGTATCTGTCTCGCTTCTATTATTGTAAACAAAACTCTAGACGAAGATATGATTCGTCATATGACTCTTAATTCTCTTCGTATGTACAAGCAAAAATTCGGTGAAAAATATGGTGATATGGTCTTAGCTTGCGATGGACCAGGCAATTGGCGCCGCAGTGCATTCCCACAATATAAAGCAAATCGCAAAAAAGGTCGTAGTGAATCTGACTTCGATTGGAATACTGCTTTTACTATTATGAATCGTATACGTGAAGAAATTAAAGAAAACTTTCCTTATCATGTAGTACATATTGAAGGCTGTGAAGCAGACGATATTATTGGTACTCTAGTAGAACGTACACAAGACTTCGGTAACTTCGAAGATGTAATGATTGTTTCTTCTGACGGTGACTTTAAGCAATTGCAAAAATATGATAATATTTCTCAGTTTTCTCCACTTACTAAAAAGTTTGTAGAAGAAACTCATCCTCGTCAAAATCTTAAGCTTAAAATTCTTCAAGGCGATGCAGGCGATGGTATTCCGAATGTACTATCAGATGATAACGTATTTGTTGAAGGCCTTCGTCAAACACCTTTATCAAAGAAAAAGAAAGAAGCTATTCTAGAAGATCTCGATGAAGGTGAACTTCTTTATGCAGCATCATGGTACCGCAATTATCAACGCAACGAATTACTCATTGATTTAACTAATACACCATTAGATCTAAAGCGTAATATTATAAATAGTTATGAAGCACAGGATCCTTGGCATAATAAAGGTAAGGTGTTTCCATATCTTGTTGCAAAAAGAATGAATAGGCTAATTGAAAGCGCACAGGAGTTTATTTAATGATTAAGTTTGTATATGAAGTTTTGTCTGAAATGGGCAAAAAGCGAACTAAAGAAGACAAAGTGAAGGTGCTTAAATCTAATGAAAGTTGGGCACTAAAGGATATTATCAGAGGGTCGATCGACTCTACTGTTAAATGGAATCTACCTCCTGGTGTTCCACCTTACACGGCATCTCAAGAACACAATCATCCATCTAATTTACTTAGAGAAAATACAAAGTTTAAATACTTTGTAAAAGGCGGCGAAGGCGACAATTTGCCGGCTGTCAAACGCGAAAAGATTTTCATCGGTTTGATCGAAAGCGTGCATCCAAAAGATGCAGAGCTTGTTATTGCTATGGTAAATAAAGAGAAACCATACGGTCTTACACGGCCAATCGTAGAGGAGGCTTTCCCTGGTTTGCTAAAGGACTAAGTGGTTTAAACTTCAACTCATGGAGAATATTCCAATGGTATTAAATCAACTGGACAGACTTAAGCAGGATTCTGCTGAATTAGAAATTTACGCACAAAAATTAGAGAAAAGAGGCGACATGAATAGAAAATCCCTTATTATCGATAAGCTTAATTTCCTTAATCAAAGAATCCAATATATCCAGTCGAAAACGTTCACTCGAACTATTACCACATAGGAGTAAAATAAGTGTGTACTATCTCTGCATTCTATGATATAATTAATTATTCAATGGTGCAGAGGTAGTATACCTCATTACAAGGTGTTATATTATGAATCTTTTTATTCTCGATCAAAATCCAATTACTGCTGCACAATTGCAATGCGACAAACATGTACCTAAAATGATTGTCGAATCTGCACAAATGCTATCGACCGCTCATCGTATTCTAGACGGCGAGCTAGGTAGGCGCAGGTCTAAATCAGGTAAAACTATGGTTAGATACTGGGAGCACCCTAGCAGCAACTGGGAAAATATTCTATATAAAGCTGTACACACTGGTCATCCATGCACTGTATGGACAATGGAGAGCTGCGATAACTACTTCTGGCATTACAATCACTTTGTTGCTCTTTGTGACGAATATACATATAGGTATGATAAGCTTCATAAATCAGACCGCGAGTTACGTGAAATACTTAGTCATCTACCTGACAATATTCCGCGCGGTAACCAAACTGCATTTAAGCTAGCCATGAAATCTAATCCTGAATGCATGTTCGAAGATGCTGTTAAATCTTACCGTGCGTTCTATCAAACTAAACAACATCGCTTTAATATGATATGGACAAAGCGATCAGTACCAGAATGGTTTCAATCTGCCGATT